AAAAAAGTGGGCATTTGGCCACAGACATAATTTTAGGTCAAAATGGACGTTTTTATGATATTTGTTCAGAAAGGAGAAAAAGTTGTATGAATGAGTATGATAGACGCAATATAGAGATGTCACATCCTGATTTGTTTAGGAATACTGTAGAGTTCGTGGATAGGGGTGATGATATTCTTCTCAGGACTTGTAAGGACGAAATTTATGTGTATGAGGTTGTTAATGAAAGAATGCACAATCTCACAAGAGACTTACATAATATTACGGATGAAGAGATTCATAAAGAATTTGTAAGACAGATTAAGTACCGGATGTTATTGAGAAGCATGATGCAGAGTGACTTAGCTGATATTTGTAATGTAACACAAACAGCAGTGAGTCGATATCTATCAAAAGATAATATTCCAAATGTATTCGTAGCCAGCAAAATTGCTAAGGCTATAGGATGTGGATTGGATGAAATGATATTTGAACCAAGTAATTATTTTAACATTAGATAAAAGGAGTGTAGTGTATGGATAATAATTTTAAAGAAGTACGTTTTGACAAATATTGCAAGAAGTGCGAACACTATGATGTGAAGGCATACAAAGACCCATGTAATGAATGTTTAGAGCATGGCATGAATGAAAATTCAGAAAAACCGGTTAAGTTTGTTGAGGGGGCAAAAGTAAAGGAAGGGGATTATGAAAAGAAAGAGTAATATTTTTAAATTGAGCAAAGTGATTGAGAATCAATTACACGATAATAAGAGCAAGTTAGAAGGAATTCAAGACGAGCTCAATATACCAAAATTTATGAATGTTAATAATAGCAACACAGAGGTCGTTAGGAGAGATAGCAGTGATTTCAAAATTCCAAGCTTCTTATCTAAACCTGGTGTTGTACGGATAGTTGAAGATATACCTATGACACAAGGCTACATTGACGTTCTTAAAAGTAGAATCAAAGCAATGCCAATGAACGAGAAGGTTGTGGTAGCGGAAGCATTACCTGTTGATATTTGCATTGATAGAATTAAAACTGAATATGAGAAGAATAGTTTATTTGTTAGTTCGATTAAGGAATCATTTTCTATATTAGGTATCGACATGTAATAAGTTCCTAAGAAATCCTGATATTTTACTCCTTGCGATTGTATTGTAAAAGTACTACAATGCAATTAATGGAGGTACATAATATGGGATTGTCGAAATTATCAAAATTTGCTAGAAAATTATTGGACAAAGATGGTGGTATTAATATTAAATATTTTCTACCAACCGGAAATCAGTATTGTCCGTATTGTCATGTGATGACTGCTCATAGACCAGAAGGTTATTATGAGTGTGAAATATGTAACTATAGTATAACGGATGAAGAAGCGGCAGATGGCGACGGTTATCATACTTTAGAATCGACATATGAAGAAGAGATTTATACTTACGATATAGATGAGGATTATCGCAAACCAGTTGAATGTATTAATTGTGACGGTCCATATCCGGATTGTAAGAGTACATGTTATCTTTTATCAGATGACGATGATGACGATTATTGTGCATACGATGACTGATATTTTGCAATAAAAATTTAGTTCGCATAAAAATCATGCTCTTTTATGAAGAGAAGGGATATATAGTACCCGCGTCGGTGCTATTAAGCCTTTCTCTTTTTTCTTGTCTAAAATTTAAGAAAGGTTGATATTTGTTATGGCTAAGGGAACAAACTTAGAACGAGACTTTCAAGCAAAACTCATCAAGGAATTGAAAGAGATGTTTGTTGGTTGTCTTGTTATGAAACTTGACCCCAAATACAAACAGGGTATTCCAGACTTGCTTATATTATACAAAAATAAATGGGCTTGTCTCGAATGTAAGAAATCAGCCAAGAGCAAGAAAAGACCAAACCAAGAGTATTATGTTGATATTCTAAATAAAATGTCCTTCTCCCGATTCATTTATCCAGAGAATAAGGAGGAAGTATTAAATGAACTTCAACAAGCATGGAAATCTGGAAGGAATGCACGCATTTCTAGGAGCAAGTAAGTACCATTGGATTAATTATGATGAAGATAAGATTGCAGCATCATACCTAAATCATCTCGCCACAATGAGAGGTACAGTTCTCCATGATTTTGCGGCACAGTGTATTAAACTTGGACAACGATTACCGAAGACACATAATACACTCAACATGTATGTGAATGATGCTATTGGATTTAAAATGATACCTGAACAATTATTAGTTTATTCAGATAATTGTTTTGGAACTGCCGATAGTATTTCATTTAGAAAAGATTTCTTAAGAATTCATGATTTGAAGACAGGTGTTACACCAGCTAAGATTGAGCAGCTATTAATTTACGCGGCTCTTTTTTGTTTGGAGTATAAAATTAAACCTGGCAGTATTGGTATGGAATTACGTATTTATCAGAATGACGAAATTCTACATCATGAACCTACTGCTGAAGAGATTTTACCGATAATGGATAAGATTATCACATTCGATAAAATCATCAATAATATTAAAGAACAGGAGGGCTAATCCATGATATTTGAAAATCCGCCATTAAAAGATGTTCTCATGCATTATGGAGTAAAAAGACGTTCCGGACGTTATCCATGGGGTTCTGGTGAAAGCCCTTATCAGCATAGCGGCGATTTCTTAAGTCGCGTTGAAGAATTAAAGAAACAAGGTCTTAGTGAAAATGAAATCGCTAAAGAACTTGGAATCCTTGGTGATAGAGGACAGCCGTCTACAACAAAATTAAGAACTGCTGTTACACTGGCCAAACATGAACGCCGAACTTTAGAAGCAGAGAGAGCAAAGGCTCTTAGAGAAGACGGATATTCTTTAAATGAGATTGCTGAAAAGATGGGTTATGCAAATGACTCTTCAATCCGTTCTTTATTAAATGAAAATACAGCAGCTAATAAAAATAAAGCCAAATTGGCAGCTGATAAATTAAAAGAAGAACTTACCAAAAAAGGTATGCTTGATGTTGGTGCCGGAGTAAACCGAGAAATGGGTATTTCGGAGACAAAACTACAAGAGGCTTTAGCAATATTAGAATTAGATGGATATAATGTGTATCCAATTGGAATTCCACAAACAACAAATCCTGGTAAACAGATTAATACCAAAGTTCTTTGTAATCCTGATATTGACCATAAGTATGTTTATCAACATATGGGAGAAATTCAATCAGTTACAGATTATTATTCTACTGATGGTGGAACGACTTTTCGTAAAGTTGAAAGACCATCTAGTGTTGATCTACATTAATTTCTAAAAAGAAGCAGACTGTTGATATTCCAGAGCGTCAGGGAAGCGGAATTATTGATAAAGAAACAGGTGTTAAGACTTATAAAGAGTCTGGTCGTAAGTACATTGACAAAAAGACTGGTGAATTGAAAGTAGCCACACAGAAAGTCAAGCTTATGAACTATATAGATGATGCTTATATTTTGTCATCTGGCACTCCACAAGAAGATGCTTATGCAGATTATGCTAATAAGATGAAAGCTTTAGCAAATCAGGCTAGAAAAGAGCTTGTTACAACACCTAGACTTAAATACAGTCCGAGTGCTAAAGAATTGTATCAAAATGAAGTATTTTCATTAGATGCTAAATTAAATGTAGCGGCAAAGAACGCTCCTCGTGAAAGAAGAGCGCAAGTTATTGCAAATTCTGTAGTGAAAGCAAAGATTCAAGATAACCCCGCCCTCGAAAAAGACAAGAAGGCTTTGAAGAAAGAGAAACAGATAGCTATTAATAATGCTAGAGCTACTGTATCTGCGCGTGGTAAAGAAAGTAAAATAGAAATTACTGATAGAGAATGGGAAGCTATTCAGGCAGGTGCTATTTCAGATGCCAAATTAATGCAAATTATGAGATATGCTAGAAAAGAAGAGATTACTGCTCGTGCTTTACCAAAGACATCTAATACTTTATCTCAAGCCCAGATTAATAAAGCTAAGTCTATGAGAGCATCTGGTTATACAAATGCTGAAATTGCAGAAGCTATTGGTTGTTCTACATCTACAATCTCCAAACAATTGAATGCATAGAAAGGATTTAATAAGTATTATGGCTAGAAGATGTGCAATTACTACTTTCGATAATCCTTATGATCCTTTAGAGAACTTTGATGAATGGTATAGATTCGATGAGGACAAAGGTTATCACACATGTTCATTTACAACACCACGGTATTAAAGGTATGAAGTGGGGTGTAAGACGATATCAAAATAAAGACGGTAGTTTAACCGAAGTAGGTAAACGTCATGTCAAAGACTATGATAAATTAAAAGAATTAAAAAAGAAACAAGAAGACGAGGGAAACAAATTAATACGATCTAATTCAGAATTATCAAAAGATTTCGGTGGAAAGTATTCAAATGTTGATGATGATGAATTTTTCGAATTAATGGCGCGAGACGTTTATGAATTAAACACTGATGCGTTTTGGAATGCCAAAGTCTTATCCGATTCTTTTTATAAAGAAAATTCGAAGTCTATAGAAACCGGACGTAAAATTGTTGAAGATAATTTTAAAGGTTCTAACAAAAAAGCAGCTATTGGAACAGTTCTTGCCACTGCGTATGTGGCATCATATTTAATAAAAAAACGTGGAGGTAAATAAAATGGCAACAAAAAAGAAAACCGCTACATCTGAAGTAGTAGAAGAAACTAAAGTAATTGAAGAAATTATTGAACAGGCTGCACCAGAAGTTTCTGAAAAACCTGTAAAATCTAAAAAACAGAAAAACGTATTAGGTGTTGTTACCGAATGTGAGCAGTTAAATGTTCGAAACGCTGCGTCTAAAGTAGCAACTAGAGTTGCTGTGATTTCTAAAGGAACAGAATTTGAAATTGAATCTTTTGAATCCGGTTCTGAATGGTTGAAAATTACCACAAAGACTGGAATTAAAGGTTACGTAATGGCTAAGTTCGTAACAGTCAAATAAGGAGAAACGATATGGAAAGCATACTAACATCAATTAAGAAGTTGATTGGGTATCCGGAAGAATACGAACAGTTTGATCCTGACATTATCATTCACATCAATTCTGTGTTTGCCATCTTGAATCAACTCGGTGTTGGTCCTGCTGATGGTTTTGTGATTAAAGATAAATCTACAAAATGGTCAGATTATATAGGTGATAATAAGTTATTAGAATCTGTTAAGACTTATATGCACTTAAAAACAAGATTAGTATTCGACCCACCATCAAGTTCTTTTGTAATTGAATCTATAAAAGAGTCTATTAAAGAATACGAATGGCGTTTGAATGCCACCGCCGAAACTAAGAAGGAGGAAATTCAAAATGGAGTATAGAGTACTTTATCACCACGGTATCAAAGGTCAGAAGTGGGGTGTACGTAGATTCCGTAATGCTGACGGCACATTAACTGCAGCTGGAAAAAGACGTGCTCGTACACAAAGAAGCGATGATAGTGCTAGAGTTAAAGCAATTCGTAAGAAAAAAGTTTCTCAGATGTCTAATAAAGAAATACAAGAAGCAAATACACGTTTACAATTGGAAAGGCAATATAAAGATTTAACAAAAAAGAAATCGATTGGAAAGAAGGCTGTTGCTGCCTATATTGCCACAGCCGGAACAATTGTTGCTGTTAAAGGAGCTACAGCCACTTATAAAAAACTTGGCGAAGCGGTTCTTAAAAAGATTGGAAGTACAACAGTTTAGGAGGGATGTGAGTGAGTAACTATTACATTTCTCGTAACGCGCTTTACCACCACGGTATTAAAGGTCAGAAGTGGGGCATTAGAAGATTTCAAGATAAAACTGGACGATTGACAGCGGCAGGTAGAAGACGTGTTGAAAATCGTCAGAAATCCGATAATGAACAAACCGAAGAGAAGAAAGGTTTAAGTGATAAACAGAAACGGTATATTAAGATTGGTGTTGCTGCTACTGGTACAGCTTTAGTTGCTTATGGTGGATATAAGTTGTATAAAAGTGGTAAACTCGACGATTTGATTAGGAAGGGCAAAAAATCATTGGACGGTTATGGCGGCGTGGATGACAATTTATCCAATCTATTTCCGAAATCAAAAATACCGCATGATATCACCAAGGATTATAAAGGAATTAATCCTAATCATATTACTAAATTAAAAGGCGTTAATCATTTAATGATGACTAATGACGGTCATGCATTGTCATCGGTTAATTGCCAGGCTTGCACTTTTAATTATGAACTTAAGTGTCGAGGATTTGATACAATAGCACAATTGGTAGATACCAGACAGTATGATAATACTACTTTGATGAATAAATTGTATAAGAATCCAGTTATTAAATCAGCAAAGGTGACTAATTGGTCCGACTTAGACAGAGAATTACTAAAACAAGGAACAGGAGCACGAGGAAATCTTTTATTAGAAACAATCGGCGGTAAACACTCAATCGCTTATGAAGTATTTAATAACAAAGTATATTTATTAGATACACAAATTGAGCAAGCCTTTTCTTCAAATTCAGGTGCTTTAGATATATTTTACAAAGCATCGAAGAATGGTGTACAATATGTTAGAACCGATAATTTAGAGTTGAATGATTTAAATTTCATCAAGAAATTAGCCGTTTCTAAACACGCATGATTAACATAGTCTTTTATGAAGGAGGTTATGACATATGGTATCATTTGATAAAGCGATAGAGCTTGTTCGAAAAAGATTTCCACATGATTATATAATTGAGGGATTTGAGTATGATAACGAGTATGTTTTTAGGATACTTAGTCATGAGTATAAAAACATGCATACTAATCAATCTCATTTAGTATCAGTTAATAAGAATGGGGACGTAAATCTGTTCGACGCAAGTAAAGCGTTTAATGATTTGGATGGGTATGGAAAAGCTCAGAATAAAGCAATAAAAATTGACGAAATAAGGTAGCGTAATGCTATCTTATTTTTTTTTGTTAAGGAGGATACATATAATGAGTTATGTATATTTACAACACCACGGCATCAAAGGCCAAAAGTGGGGTGTACGTAGATTTCAGAATGCCGATGGAAGTTTAACTGAAAAAGGTCGAAAAAGATTGGGTAAGAATGAAGCCTACCGTGATAGACTCGCTAACAAAGCTAACGCCAAAGCAAAACGTTTTCGAGAAGAGTCGGAACAAGCCAAAGCGAATATTGCTGATTTAAAAAAATACGGGCGAAACAGTGTTACATATAGGCACTGGAAAGAAGATCGCGATTCCGAAAGAGAAAATGAATATGAAAGAAAAAATCGGATATTCGACGAAACTGGCACTGCTTATGTTAGAAAATATTCTAATTCTTCTGATAAATTATTTAATGATCTGGAGGATTATTTAAGTGCCGACAAGAAAGTTAAAGAATTAATATCCGAAAATGATGAAACTGTTAAAAGAGCTCGAAAAGCGGCTAAAAGATGGATTGAGTCAAACAAGAATCTTATGAATATGAATATCTCCGAATTTACAAGTAAAAAAGATATTCGAAAAGTATATAGGAGTCATTAATATTGATTTTCAGATAAGGAGAAACACAATCATGGCATTATCAAATACGGCCACACCCAAGTATTACGGCCAGTTCAGAGATGCCGTAATGAGAGGGGAGATTCCAGTATGCAAAGAAATCTCTTTGGAGATGAATCGAATCGACGACCTAATCGCGAATCCCGGTATTTGGTATGACGATAAAGCGGTTGAAGGTTGGATAAAATACTGTGAAAATGAACTTACACTCACCGATGGTGGTGACTTAAATTTACTTGACACCTTTAAGTTATGGGGTGAGCAAGTGTTTGGTTGGTATTACTTTGTTGAACGAAGTATTTATGAACCAAATCCGGATGGACATGGTGGACACTATGTAAATAAAACGGTTAAGAAGAGATTGATTAACAAACAGTATTTGATAGTCGGTCGAGGTGCATCTAAATCGCTTTATGATACCTGCATTCAGTCATATAGATTGAATGTTGATACATCCACCACACACCAAATTACAACAGCACCTACAATGAAGCAAGCAGAAGAGGTCATGTCGCCATTTCGTACAGCAATTACGAGAGCGCGCGGACCTCTTTTTAAGTTTCTTACAGAGGGTTCTTTACAGAACACGACCGGTTCCAAAGCCAATCGAGTTAAGTTAGCCTCCACCAAGAAGGGCGTTGAGAACTTCTTAACAGGCTCTCTCTTAGAAGTCAGACCAATGAGTATTAATAAACTTCAGGGTCTTAGATGTGCAACAGCAACAGTAGACGAATGGTTGTCTGGCGACATTAGAGAGGACGTAATTGGAGCAATCGAGCAGGGTGCATCCAAATTGGATGACTACCTAATTGTCGCTACAAGTTCGGAAGGAACTGTACGAAACGGAAGTGGTGACACAATCAAAATGGAGTTGTCGGACATTCTTAAGGGCGACTACATAAATCCACATGTATCTATTTGGTGGTACAAACTGGATAGTATTGATGAAGTTGCTTATCCAGAAATGTGGATGAAAGCAAATCCCAATATTGGAAAGACTGTAACCTATGAGACTTATCAGTTGGATGTAGACAGAGCAGAGAATGCACCGGCTACACGAAACGATATCCTTGCCAAGAGATTTGGTATTCCAATGGAAGGTTACACTTACTACTTTACATACGAAGAAACGCTTCCTCATAGACCAAGAACTTACTGGTCAATGCCTTGTGCACTTGGAGCCGACCTTTCTCAAGGAGATGACTTCTGTGCTTTTACTTTCTTATTCCCATTATCCAGTGGTGAATTCGGTATCAAAACCCGTAACTACATCACATCTAAAACTCTAATGAGATTACCCGGAGCTATGAGAATTAAATACGACGAATTCATGAAAGAAGGAAGCCTTGTTGTATTAGAAGGTACCGTTCTTGACATGATGCAGGTCTACGATGACTTAGACCAACACATTATTGAGTGTGATTACGATGTCAGATGTCTCGGTTTCGACCCGTACAACGCAAAAGAGTTTGTAGAAAGATGGCAGTCAGAAAATGGACCATTTGGTATTGAGAAAGTAATTCAGGGTGCACGTACCGAATCTGTTCCTTTAGGTGAATTAAAGAAACTTTCTGAAGAAAGAATGCTTTTATTCGATGAGGAACTGATGTGCTTTGCAATGGGTAACTGTATCACATTGGAAGACACAAATGGAAATAGAAAACTTTATAAGAAACGAGCTGAACAGAAGATTGATGCTGTAGCAGCCATGATGGATGCTTACATAGCTTACAAAGCAAATAAAGAAGCGTTCGAATAAGGAGGAAATTCAAAATGGATGAATCTACGATCGGTTCCAGAGTCAAACGAGCTTGGAACGCTTTCCTGAACAAAGACCCCACATCATCGATAAGATACATCGAAGGTGGTTCAGCTTACAAGCCCGATAGAAGAAGGCCTATCAGGGGTAATGAACGGTCTATTGTTAATGCTGTGTATAACAGAATAGCGATGGACGTAGCCGCCATTAAAATTTTACATGTTCGACTGGATAAAAATGAACAGTTCATGGGGGTCGTAGACTCCGGATTAAATAACTGTTTAACACTTGAAGCAAATATCGACCAGACAGGTCGTGCACTTGTACAAGACACCGTTCAGTCTATGTTGGATGAAGGTGTGGTTGCGCTTGTTCCGGTTGATACAGATGTAGACCCTAATGACACGGAATCATTTAAGGTTATCACAATGAGAACTGGAAGAGTGACTCAGTGGTATCCAACAAAAGTAAAAGTAGAGGTCTATAACGAAGCTAAAGGTAAACGAGAAGAGGTTATTGTATCAAAGAGAATGGTATCAATTATCGAAAATCCATTGTATTCGGTAATGAATGAACCTAACTCGACATCACAGCGATTAATAAGAAAACTTAACTTATTAGATGTCATTGATGAACAGAGTGGAGCCGGAAAATTAGATTTAATCATTCAGCTCCCATATGTAATCAAGACAGAAGCACGTCGTCAACAGGCTGAAATACGCCGTAAGGATATAGAGAATCAGTTGTCGGGTTCCAAGTATGGTATTGCATATATTCCGTTGAATAATTATAATTATATTTATCCATATGTTAATTTAAATGATAATGAATTAGCAAAAATTTACACGAGTAGTAATATACTAGAAAAAACTTTTTTAATGATACCATATCGGTTAACTATAACTATTGATAAGAACATGCCAGCTGGAGGTAAAACTACTTTCGATAGTGTAAATGTATTAACAGAAACAATAGATTTAAGACCATCAAATAATATATTGTTAACATCGATAACTAATTTGTCCGATTTAACATTATCTGTAAGTCGTAAAAATATTGGTAATGGTATATATACTATTGATCAAAGTAAAATGTATGATGTTAAGGGATTGGTAGAAGGCTTTGCAGAATTTAAAGGATATTTTGGAAGATATAATCGTTATGGCGTTTTTGAATTTGTAAAAATTAATCAAAATTTTGGGTTGTATCCAGCTGATAATTTATATCCGATGGATAAATTATTAGGTAGGTCATCTAGTACACATCTAGCTTATCGAGGATATTATATGAATGCCGTATATGATGATGAACCAACAAAATATTATAGCAAAGTTTATACACTATTTACTAATACGAGTGGTGTTGAAACATATCTTGAGAAAGAAATAGATAATGGTTATTTAAATAATAATCATAAAGAATATCAGTATTACTCATTAGATGATAATTTTTTGATTAAAAATTGTAAATTCACCAATGACCAAATCAATACAATATTAGGTCAAATAGCCGAAAGTTTAAAATATATTTCTTACATCCCTGCTGAAATAGAATCATTAGGTCTTCCTTATATTGAAACAGGAGATGTGATTAGAGTAATAACTCACGATAATGGATTCGAGACTATTATATTAAGTAGAAATTTATCCGGCGAGCAATTATTGTTCGACAATTATCAATCAAGGGGGTAATAGATGAATAAAATATATTCTAGAATACAATGGGAAAATTATCCTAGTATTCTCACGCCTATTAACGAGATTAATTTAAATCATATGGACTACGCTATTGACAGTTTGGACGATAGCGTGGTTTTACTTGATACGGTTAAAGCCGATAAGTCAGTTGTATTAAACACCATCAATGATTGGAGTATGGATAGCGATACAGGAATAATTACAATAACAAAAGTTAATGGGGAACAGATTATATTTGATTTGAATATCGAAAAGATACCAGTATCTTTTACGTTGTCTGAAGATGGTATTCTAAAAATGACAACCGATGACGGTAGCGAGTTCGTTACAAATATTTCAGATATAATACCTATATTAACATTTGAAAATTCCGATACAATCGCTGTAAAAGTTACAAGCGACGGTATTAATAAGTCATATTCTTTTGAGGTGAAAGACGGCTCTATCACCGAGGACAAACTTCAGCCTAATTACTTGGCAAATGTTCAGGCCGCATCTAATAGTGCCATTCAAGCATCATCTCAGGCTATAGAAAGTGCTCACACAGCAGTTACAAGCGAAACAAATTCTAAAGTATCAGAAACAAACGCTAAAGCGAGCGAGGAAGCTGCTAAGCAGTCTGAAGTAAATGCTAAGGCTAGTGAAGTTGCCGCATCTTTATCAGAAAATAATTCTAAAACCAGCGAAGAAAACGCTTTAACATCGGAAACAAACGCTAAAGCGAGCGAGGAAGCTGCTAAGCAGTCTGAAGTAAATGCTAAGGCTAGTGAAGAAGCGTTGGGATTATCAGAAGTAAATGCTAAGGCTAGTGAAGAGGCCGCTAAAATTAGCGAAACAAATTCTAATGAATCGGCATTATTGTCAAAATCTTACGCAGTTGGTACTACAGGTACTAGAGAAAACGAAGATGTCGATAATGCAAAATATTACATGGAAGAAGCTAAGAAAATAGCTGAATCTGGCGGTGGAGGTGGCTTGTCCGGTTGGACAGGTACTACCGAAGAGTACGAAGCAGAAAAAGATAATATTATGGAAGGTATGGTTATTAATATTACAGATGATTACGATGACACGCCTGTAAGCATTATTCCTGATGAAGAATCTTTGCTTCAACTTGAAGAAAGCGGAAAGATTGTAGATGCGTTGATAAATAAGAAATTGTTGACAAACTTAGGCGGTTATTCTTTCCATAAAAATCCATCAGTTGTATATTTGGTAGATACTGATTCCCCATATACAGATGAAAACGGTGAATATATTTTAGCAAATAGTGTTACAGGTCAGAATCTTTTATCGGATACGGAAGTATATAAGGAAGGGACAATAGCGGGCGATTATTGTCAAAATGGTGCTGATTCAGTACACCCTTTTAGATCTCAAAGCGCTGATTTAGTGATAAATATTTCAGCACAGTTGAGAATATCGTCTAGAACCTCTACTACTAGTGGCAGTGTAGCATTTGTTGACGCGCACATAGATTCGTTCACCATTGACACTACCAATTATACTTCGGGTACGCTGGAAATAATAAGTAATAAATATTATTCGTATAGAACATCACCTTCGGGTTCGTATAGTTATCAAACAAATAAATTATCAATTGTCGGTAATGGCACAACCCTTGCGAGTTCATATACACCTGGAAGTACAATCACTGTAGATTTATCCGAAATAGATTCCATTACAATTAGTAATACGTCTGCATCTTCTTCAACAGCAACAACATGGACCAGTCTTGGTATTGCTAATATATCAAACCCAACAATATCTGCTAAATTAACATTAACGAGTTAGCATTGCAAAAAAGAGGTGATAAATATGAGTGTAAATATACATACTTCAGAAGGAATGGTTCAAGTTGCGGGTAATGTAAATCCACAAAGAGTGAGTTATTTAGAGATCAACAATAAACCTAAGATAAATGGAAAAACAATATCTGGTGATATTTCATTAGACGATTTAGGTGCTGCTTCTAGCGATGATGTTCAAACCATCAGAAGCAATTTAAATGTGAAAGTGGCGAGTTTTGATTCCGCAACAGGATCTCTATATTTAGAAAGTGTATAGCAGGTGATGCAATGAGTACTTATTTAAATGACACACTAATAAATTATATATCATATAATAATAATGTTGTAAAATATTGCTATTATAACGATCATTTAATATATACTTGTGGAACTGTTATCGGACTGACTGAGGAAAGTAATAAAACAATAACATTACCTAATAGTTTTTACTATGAAGACACTTGTGTACACCCAACCGCTGATGGAAATCATATATTAATAGTTGGTGGAACCAAAAATGATTACTGTAGCTCCGAGGTAACAGCTTTTGATAAATCATTAACCAAAATATCGGCTACGGCATTTTCCAGAACAACGTACGGTACTAGGGCTAGTGCTGTAGGAAATTATGTAGTGTTTGCTGGTGGATATTATAACACAACAGATGGTGATTACGATACGAATGTCGCACATAAAGTAGTTAATGCATATAATAATAGTTTGACAAGAACCGTGATGACGTCGTTAACATATGCACTATATAATTTTGGAATTGGTAGTGTCGGTAATTTTATTGTGATAACTGGGGGGATTGATTGGTCTTCAGGAGAAGCTGACAACACCAAGACATATTGTACAACTTATAATAGTTCGTTAACGAAAGGGTCTGTAACACCATTAGATAGTATGTTTGAGCGTTTTATAGATGGACGAGCAAATACTCCCAACTCTTTACATTTGATTAATAGTAGAGAAGTAATAGTCTCTGTGTCGTCTACTTTGACTTTAAGTAGTAAAACATTTTCAGGTACGTTGGGCACAGTGCGTGATATGCGATCGGCCATTCATAATGATAAAACTATAGTATCCATTAATGATGGTGATAACGGTCGATTATTATATAGTATAAATTCATCCGGCACAATAGCCAAAAATTCAGCCCTAAATAACATCGCCAAAAATTTTAATAATTACGGAACATCTTTATTAACTTATAAAATATCGGAAGATAACTATGCTACTATTTTTGGGGGTATATGGTGTTATAATGAAAAAAATATAGGTATAGAGACTGGACGTCAAACGGCGTTAACTGGTCAAATGGCGACATCTGGTAATTATGTACACATATTGGGCGATCATATTTTTACTTTAAACAGCAATAAAGTTAATTTTTACAAAATTAGTTATACAATATAAAACGGAGGAAATAAAATGGCAAGATATCAAGTTTGGAATAAAACTGATAATATTATAACGCCTATCGGCGAGGTTATGACACCCGAAAAATGGATTGAAAGATATCCTATGGCGGAATTTATAAAAATCGTCATTGGTGGTGGCACAGTGAATGGTTCATTATGTATGGTATTTGATGATATGGTGGAAACATATCGAGAGATGGGATGTGATTTCCAAGGATGCGAAACTGATCAAGACTATTTATATAACATCGAACTTTTCGAAGATCAACAGAGAGACTTTGAAAAAGAAATGGCTGCGAATCATGTGTCTGCAGAAGAACGTATTGCAGCCGCGTTAGAAGCTCAGGTGATGTTATCATTAAGTGATTCGACGGAGGAATAATACATGAATTTTGAAACTATTCGAAAAAATTATGTAAAAGGACTTTGGAATAAGCAGTTGGTAAGAATTGCTGTTAAAAAAGGACTAATCACAAAAGACGAATACGAAAAAATTGTAGGCGAAAAATATTAATAATGTAGGAGCCATTGAGGAACATTACTTCTCTGGCTCCTTTTTATTACATCCAATTTTCAATTATGAGAGGAGATAGTTTGATGGAGACATTATTAGCATATATTTCCCCTATAGCTATTGCATTACTTGCTATATGGGAAAAATTCATGCCAGATAAATTAAGCCTTCTGGCTATGCTAGGACGACGTATAAATAGAGATGCATTAAGGGAAATTGCCACCATCAAGAAGGATTTGCAAGAGCATAAGGTGGACGATTGGCGAAATCGAATACTAGATTTTGAAAACAGTCAACGAAACAGACGAAAACACACAAAAGAAGAATTCGTACAGGTGGTACGGATATGTAGTAAATATCGGCAATATATTGCTGATAATCATCTTGAAAATGGAGAATGCGAATTAGCGATGGACTTCATTGAAAAAGAATTCGAGAGATGCAAAGAAGAACATGATTTCTTAAGAGATTAATGAGGTGATATGACATGTTCAAACATAGAGGATTTAACGACAAGTTATATTGGTTGAATTTCAAGTTTGTATGGTCGTTCGTGTTGATTGGCATTATAACCACTATATTTCAAAATGTTCTCTGCATATCTGATATGTCCGTATTTACAGTCGGTATTCCTTGTGCTTTTACAGAGTTAGGAATACATACAGGTTTTATTGTGTGGAAAGCCAAAGCTGAAAACATGGCCAAGTTCAATACTGATAATATTACAATGGAATAAAGGAGGAATAAAGATGAATGATATTTTATTTGAATTATTAAAAACTACTGTCATTGTGGCAGTTATTGCTATTACAAGATATTTAGTTCCTTATCTTAAAGAAAAGATTAAAGCGACAAAGTATGCTGAATTAGTAGTTTGGGTAGAGAAAGCGGTTAAGGCTGCCGAACAGACCATTAGAGAATCCGGTAAAGGTGAAGTAAGCGCCTAATTTCGGGGTGGATTCCATCCATCCACTGCTTTTCTTATAATGATTGGTAGGGAACGCAAGCGTTTTACTCCATTTGGAAGGCTAGACGCAAGTGTTTCACTCTATCCAAAG